TCTTTCCTTTTGCCCGTGCGTGCCGGGGTTCTTTAATATTCCACCCCGCCCCAACCCGGCGGGGTATTTTATTGCAGAAAGGCGGTGAAACATGGCATACAAACGCAACCCGGTCGGGCGGCCCCCGAAGTACAAGAGCGTGGAAGAGATCCAAGGCAAAATTGATGCCTATTTCACCGCCTGCAAGGGGCACCCCCTGATGAACCCGGATACCGGCGAGCCGTTCCAGGACAAATACGGCCTGCCCATTATTGTGGATGCCAAACCGCCGACGGTAAGCGGGCTGGCCCTGGCGCTGGGGTTTTCCTGCCGCCGGGACCTGAACGCCTACCAGGGCAAAAAGGAATTTTGCACCACGATTACGCGCGCGAAGGCCCAGTGCGAAGCATACGCCGAAGAACGCCTGTTTGACCGGGACGGCACCAACGGCGCGCAGTTCAGCCTGCGCTGCAACTTTGGCTGGAACGACAAACCCGCCGAAGCACCGCCCCCGCCCACTGATGACGGCTTTTTGACCGCAATGCAGCAGCAGGCGCCCGCAGCCTGGAAGGATGGTGCGGATGAACCCGGTTAAGCCTGCCGCGTTCCGGTTCCGGCCGTTCAGCCGCCGCCAAAAGCAGGTACTGACCTGGTGGTGCAGCACCTCCCCCATGCAGGCGGCGGACGGGCTGATCGCGGACGGGTCCATCCGCTCCGGCAAAACCGTTTCGCTCTCCCTCAGTTTTGTGCTGTGGGGCATGGCGCGCTTTAACGGCCAGAACTTTGCCCTGTGCGGCAAAACCATTGCCAGCCTGCGGCGCAACGTGGTGGGGGTGCTCAAGCAGATGCTGACCGCCCGCGGCTACACTGCCGCCGAGCGCCGGGGTGACAATCTGTTGATCGTGACCCGCGGGACCGTGACCAACTATTACTACCTGTTCGGCGGCAAGGACGAGGGCAGCCAGGACCTGATCCAGGGCATTACACTGGCGGGCGCGCTGTTTGACGAAGTTGCCCTGATGCCGGAAAGCTTTGTAAACCAGGCCACCGCCCGCTGTTCTGTGGACGGTTCCAAGTTCTGGTTCAACTGCAACCCGGAGGGACCGGAGCACTGGTTCTACAAAAGCTGGATTTTGCAGGCCCGCGCCAAGAACCTGCTGTACCTGCACTTTACGATGGATGACAACCTGAGCTTGTCCGAGCCGATCAAGGCGCGGTACCGGGCGCAGTACACCGGCGTGTTTTATGAGCGGTACATCCGCGGGCGCTGGGTGGTGGCCGAAGGTCTGGTTTATCCCTTTGTGGCAGCCAATCCGGATGCCTACCTGCTGCGCGGGCCGACCGCCGGGATGGATGGCCGCTTTTTTGTCTCGATCGACTACGGCACCCACAACCCGTGCAGCATGGGGCTGTGGTGCGTGCAGGCCAACCGGGCAGTGCGCATCAAGGAAAGTTACTACAACTCCCGCGAGGTCCAGCACCAGCGCACCGATGAAGAACATTACACCGCGCTGGAAGAGCTGACCCGCGGTTACTATGTGCAGGAAGTGGTGGTGGACCCCTCCGCCGCGTCCTTTATTGAGACCATTCGCCGCCATGGGCGGTACATGGTGCGGGCTGCCGCCAACGATGTGCTGGACGGCATCCGGGTCACGGCCAGCTTGCTGCAAGCCGGGCGGGTGCAGATCCACGAAAGCTGCACAGATGCCCTTCGGGAGTTCAAAACCTACTGCTGGGACGACAAGGCCCCGCAGGATGCCGTCATCAAGGAGAACGACCACGCCATGGACGACATCCGTTATTTTTGTTATACCGTGCTGGCCCGCGAATACCGCTGGGCGGATTGGAGGAAGTGAAGATGTTCCAAAAGCTTTTGCGCTGGCTGCGTGCCCAGATCGGCACGCTGTTTGGCGATGCCCCCGGCGCAAATGACATTATCCTGTCCGGCCAGATGGAAAATGCCCTTGCCCTGTGGGCCCAGATGTACGAGACGGGCGGCCCCTGGTGCACGGCCAAAAACGACCTGCACAGCCTGCACATTGCGGCCAGCGTGGCGCGGGAGTTTGCCCGGCTGGTTACCATGGAGCTGGAAGTCAGCCTGTCCGGCTCCCCGCGGGCGGACTATCTGGCAGAGCAGCTGGCCCCGTTTCTGGACAAGCTGCCCAACTACACCGAGATTGCCTGCGCACTGGGCGGGGCAGTGTTCAAGCCCTATGTTTCCGGTGACCGGCTGCTGGTGGATGTGGTGCAGGGGGACTGCTTTTTCCCCACCACCTTTGACACCACCGGCCGCCTGACCGGGGCGATCTTCTCCGAGCAGCTCAAGCGCAAAAACACGATCTACACCCGCCTGGAGCGGCACGAATACGCCGCCGGGGTGCAGACCATCCAGAACAAAGCGTTTGCCAGTTCCAGCACGGCCAGCCTGGGGCAGGAGATCCCGCTGGCCGATGTGCCGGAGTGGGCCGACATTACGCCGGAGGTGCGCATTGAGGTGGAGCGGCCGCTGTTCGCCTACTTCCGCATTCCCCTTGCCAACCGCAATGACCGGCACAGCCCGCTGGGGGCCAGCGTTTATGCTCCCGCTGTGGATACCATCCACGATGCAGACGAACAGTTTGGCCGCCTGTTGTGGGAGTACGAGGGCGGCCAGCTTGCCATTGATGTGGACGCTGCGGCCCTGCGCCCCACCGGGGACGGTGGGTTCCAGATGGACCAGCGCAGCGGGCGGCTGTACCGCGGCTGCATGACCGGCAATGTGGCGGACCGCACGCTATTCAATGTGTTTGCGCCCGCCCTGCGGGATGAAGCCTATCTGCGCGGGCTGGACGGAATCTTGAAACGCATTGAGTTCCAGTGCGGCCTTGCCTATGGCACCCTGAGCGACCCCCAGAACGTGGACAAGACCGCCACCGAGATCATGGCAAGCAAGCAGCGCAGCTACTCCACCGTAAAAAGCATCCAGCACGCGCTGCAGGTGGCGCTGGATGACCTGCTGTACGCGATGAACGCTTACGCCGACCTGTATCAGCTGGCCCCCGCAGGCAGTTACACCGCCGTGTACAACTGGGACGACAGCATTGTAAATGACCCCGGCGAGCGCAAGCAGCTGTTCTGGCAGTATGTGCAGGCGGGCAAGTTCCCCATGCAGCGCTACCTGACCGAGTTTGAGGGCTACAGCCAGGAGGAAGCCGCCCAGATCGCGGCTGAAACCAGCGCCGAGAACAACGCCGATGAAACCCTGACCTTTGCCCCGTGAGGTGATGCCCCATGCTGACCCCTGACCAGCTGGAAGCCCTGCCCCGCCGTTTTGTGCAGCTGTGGCAGCAGGTGGAAGATGACATTTTGCAGGACATTGCCCGGCGCATGAAAAGCCTGGGCGAGCTGGACCCGCTGACCCCAACGGCCATATGGCAGGCATGGCGGCTGGCCGAAACCCGCGCGGTGCGCGGCAACACCGTTGCCACCCTGGCCAAGTACACCGGCAAAAGCCGGGCGGAGATCAAGCGGCTGCTGGAAACCGCCGGGGTACAGACCCTGGCCGCGGACGATGCCGTTTATACGGCTGCCGGGCTGGACCCGCCGCCGGTCAACCAGTCCCCTGCCCTGCTGAACCTGCTGAATGCCGGGTACCGCCAGACCTGCGGCACCTGGCAGAACCTGACGGCCACCACCGCCAACACCGTGACCGGCGCGTTTGAGGACCGGCTTTCCCGCGCATGGGGGCTGATCAGCACCGGAGCCATGGATTACAACACCGCCATCTGCCGCACGGTGAATGCCCTGGCGGACACCATGCCGTACATCACCTACCCCAGCGGCCACACCGACACGCTGGAAGTGGCCGCCCGCCGGGCCGTGCTGACCGGCGTAAACCAGACCTGTGCGAAATTGCAGCTGGCCCGCATGGAAGAGATGGACTGCGAGTTTGTGGAGGTGACCGCCCACGAGGGGGCCCGTCCCACCCATGCGGTGTGGCAGGGCCGGGTCTACCACCGCGGCGGCGCTGTGGTGCAGGACGGTGAGCGGTACGAGGATTTTGAGACCGCCACCGGTTACGGCACCGGACCCGGCCTGTGCGGCTGGAACTGCCGCCACAACTTTTACCCGTTCTATCCCGGCATCTCCGTGCGCAACTACACGGACGAACGCCTGGCCGAACTGGACGCCCGCAATATTCCCTACGGCGGCGGGCTGTACACCAAGTACGAAATCACCCAGATGCAGCGGGCGCTGGAACGCAGGGTGCGCAAATACAAGCGCTGTTACCTGGCCGAAACCGCCGCGGGGGTGGATGCCGGCCAGAGCGCCGCCAAGCTGAAAGCCGCCCGGCAGCAGCTGAGTGCCTTCCTGGCAGAAACCGGGGAGCGGGTGGACGGCGCAAGGGCGGAGGTGCCGGGCTTTGGGCAAAGGGAAGCGAAACAGGCGGATGCAGACCAGAAACGCTATACAACCCCCGCTGCAAGTGGTATACTGGACCCATCAAACAGGATTGGTGTGAACCCGGACGTGAATTTTGTATGTAAGCTGGACAAAGAACTATATAAGGTCGTAACGGAAGATATCCGAACCGATGAGGTTATCATCACTGATGAGCGCATTCAACACATCCAGGAGCGCCACCCGGATGATTACGAACGGTTCAGTACATACCTGGCCGAAATTATCCAAAGTCCCGATTACATCATCCGGGACCCCCGCCCGCAAACCGGTATGCTTTTGAAAGAAATTACCGTTGGTGAAACCGGCGAACATTTCCGCATTGCACTTCGGCTTGCAGCATCGCAGGATCCTGTACACTATAAAAACTCCATTATCACCTTTTTGAAGATCCGCCAAAAAGAATGGGAACGCCTCATCCACAACAAAGAAATTCTTTACAAGGCAAAGTAAAAATGCTACAATAAGCATAGGATAAGAAAGGCATTTGAGGTGGTAGATTTCGTACCGACCACACGCCGCTGGTAATGACAAGGGCTTTGCCCTGAGAGATGCAGGAGGATGGTACGCCTGCCAAATGCCAATCGATGGGGAACGGTTTTGATGCCGTTCCCCGTTCCTATTTCATAGCTTAATCACCACGATGCAAAATGCACCGTGGTATTTTTATGCCTGCCTGCCCTGCATGAGGGGCGGGCGGGCACTTTTTATCCCCTTTTGCCCGGCTGCGGCAGGGCTGAAACAGCCGCACAGACGGTGACGGCCACCACCTAAAAACGCCTATCTGACACCCTACACAGGAGGTAACACCCATGAAAACCGAAGATCTCAAAGCCCTTGGCCTGAATGATGAGCAGGTGCAGCGTGTGTTCGCCATGAACGGCGCAGACGTGAACCGCGAAAAGCAGGCCGCCGAGACGGCCAAAGCCGAGCGGGACGCCATGCGCACCCAGCTGGACGAAGCCAACACCAAGCTGAAAGGCTACGACCCCGACTGGCAGCAGAAAGCCGCCGATGCCCAGAAAGCGGCGGACGCAAAAGTGGCCGAGCTGCAGGCAGGCTATGCCGCCCAGAATGCAGCTGCCGGGCTGCACTTTACCAGCGCTAGCGCAAAAAAAGCATTTATGGCCGACCTGTCCGCCAAGAAACTGCCCCTGCAGGGGGACAGCCTGCTGGGCTTTGACGACTTTGTAAAGACCTACCGCGAAAATGACCCCGGCGCATTTGCCGCCGATACCAAGCCCGCGCGTATTGTGGCAAGCGCTACCGGCACCCCGGCAGCTGCCACCGGCCGCGAAGAAGCAAATGCGGCGATCCGTGCCGCGTTTGGCAAATGAAAGGAGAATAACCCATGCCCAATGTTATTGATCGTTCCCGCGCTGAAGCCCTCATCCGTGAGCAGGTCGTCAGCACCATTTTTCAGGATGCCCCCAAGCAGAGCGTTGTGATGCAGCTGGGCCGCAAGCTGCCCAACATGACCAGCAAGCAGACCCGCATTCCGGTGCTTTCCATGCTGCCGCTGGCCTACTGGGTCAACGGCGATACCGGCTATAAGCAGACTTCCCGCCAGGCGTGGGAAAACGTCTACCTGACCGCCGGTGAGCTGGCAGTCATTGTCCCCATCCCCGAAGCTGTTCTGGCTGATGCTGAGTTTGACATTCTGGGCGAGGTAACCCCGCGCGTCAACGAAGCCATCGGCCTGCGAGTGGACCAGGCCGTTCTGTTCGGCATCAACCGCCCGGCAGAGTGGCAGAACGACATTATCACCGTTGCCCGCCAGGCCGGCAACAACGTTTCCGGCGGCATTACCTATGATTCCCTGCTGGGCGAAAACGGACTGTTTGCCAAGGTGGAGGATGCAGGCTACACCGTGGACGGTGTTGTGGCTGCCATGGGTGCCAAAGCGTCCCTGCGCGGCATCAAGGACACCAACGGCCACCCCCTGTACAAGAGCGATATGCAGGGCACCACTCCCTATGCCCTGGACGGCGCGCCGATCTACTTCCCGGAGAACGGCAGCTTTGATACCAGCGTTGCCCGCATGGTGGCCGGCAACTTCAAGCAGCTGGTGTACGCCATCCGCCAGGATGTGGACGTCAAGATCCTGGACCAGGCCGTGATCCAGGACCCCAGCACCAAGGACATCATCTTCAACCTGGCCCAGCAGGACATGATTGCCCTGCGCGTTACCTTCCGCATGGGCTGGGCTATGCCGAACCCCGCCACCCGCATGAACGAGAACCGCGTCAACGTGCCCTTTGCCTACATTGACGCCGCGACCGCCTACACCGACCAGACTGTGACCTTTACCGTCAAGGATAATGCCGAAAGCTCCCCCAACGCCATTGCCGGTGCAGCTGTCAATGTGAACGGCTCCATCCGCCTGACCGGCACTGACGGCACCGCAGTGTTCCACCTGCGCGCCGGTGAATATCCCTACAGCGTCAAGGCAGACGGTTACCGCCCGCAGACCGGCACCGTAACGGTTGCCGCAGCCGCCGTGCCGGTTGCCGTCACCCTGCCTGCATCCAAGTAAGGGGGCTGCCATGTATGCTGATTTTACCGACTATCAGGGCTCCTACTGCGGCACCCTGATCACCACCCAGGGGCAGTGGATGCCCGCCGTGCGGGAAGCCTGCGCTTATCTGGACAGCATCACCTTTGGCCGTCTGAAGTGCGGGGCGCCGGTGGATGATGCCGTAAAGCTGGCGGCTTGCGCGCTGGCGGATGTTGCCGCCCGCTACCAGGCCGCCAAGGCCGATGAGCGCAGCCGCCCCGGCCTGGCAGCTTTTAACACAGACGGCTACAGCGAAACGCTGAATACTGCCGCCCTGACCGCACAGTACACGGCAGAGATGCAGGCGGCCGCGGATATTTACCTGCCGCGCAGCCATCCGCTGCGCTATGCGGGCCGGGATGGGAGGTGCGGCCCTTGTACGGCTGTGACCAGACCGTGACCCTGACCCACCTGCACTATGACGGCGATGCCGACCGGGACGTGAGCGAGGAAACCACCCTGACCGGTGTGAGCTGGTACGGGCAGGCAAAGACCGCCGTGGATTCCACCGGCCTGCACGCGGCGCGGGTGTACAAATGCCGCATCCCGGAAAGCGCCGCCCCCGCCGGGCTGGACATTGCCCCCGGCGACAAGATCACCTGCGGCACCGTGACCGCCACCGTGCTGGCCGTCCACGACAACCGCGGCCACCCCGCGCCGCACTGGTATGTGGAGGCAAGCTGATGGGGCTGAAATATGATGCCCGCCTTGACCTTTCCGCCCTTTCTGATGCCCTGGAAAAACGGGGGCTGACACCGGGCGGGAGGGTGCAGAAGGCGGTGGACGAAGCGGTGATCCGCTATTGTGACCCCAAGGTGCCATTCCGCACCGGTACGCTCAAACACAGCGCCATCACGGCAAGCGCCATCGGGGACGGCATGATCGTGTACGCCACGCCCTATGCGCGTTACCTGTACTACGGCGAGGTGTACGGCCCCAACATTCCCATCTTTGAGGGCGGCGAGCTGGCAGGCTTTTTCAGCCCGCCCCACAAGTACCCCACCGGCCGCCCGCTGACCTACAACGGCGCGCCGGATCGGGGTGCCTATTGGTTTGAGCGCGCCATGGCCGAGCACAAGGATGACGTCATCCGCGAAGCCGCCGCCCTGGCAGGAGGAAGACCCGGAAGATGAACGTACTGGATGCCACCCGCGCCTGGATGCGCGCACAGTGCCCCCTGATCAACAGGCAGGACCTGTTCAACGCCAACTACCTGGGTGCAGAACCGACCGAATACACCCTGCGCACGGCCAGCGAGAGCCACCGCACCGACGTGCTGGGGTATGACCTGGCTGAATACAACCTGACCTTTGTGGCACAGCTGCCATTTGGACGGGAACTAAAGCCCAACCTGGACGCTGCTGATTTTTTCGCCGCGCTCTCCGCCTGGATTCGCGGGCAGGAGCGCACCCACAACTACCCCGCTGTCAGCGGGTACCGCGTGACCAAAATCACGGCATCCAACGCCGGTGTGCCCACCGGGGCGGATGCCAACGCGGCCCGCTATCAATTACAAATCAAACTCTATCTTGAGGAGGAATAACCATGGCAGAAGCTGCTATCAACCTGACCGCCGGCCAAAAAGCTGACCGCAAACTGGACATGATTTTTGTGAACGTCGGTGGTTCCGGTACTGAGACCTGGGAACTGCTGGGCCGCGGCGTTGAGGACGCAAGCGTGGAATACAACCACGACACCGACACCGTGACCGACATCCTGGGCATTACGGACGTGAACGTGAGCGCCGCAAAGCCGGAGCTTGACCTGGACCCCTGCACCATCCGCGGCGGCCAGAAGCTGAGCGCCAAGCTGCTGGACATTGAGCGCCGCAACGCCGTAAGCGAGCTGAGCATGTTCGATGTGCTGCACGTCCACTGCTTCCTGGGGGCTGCTTCCGGCTCCTTCACGGCGGAAAAGCACACCGGCTGCACCATCGTGCCCCAGAGCCTGGGCGGCTCCGATTACGTCGGCATGCCGATGAACGTACACCTGTCCAACAACAAAACGCTGGGCACCTGCACCATTGCGGCCGGCGTGCCCACCTTCACGGAGGAATAAACAATGGAGCTGAACATTGACCGCGGCTTAAAAAGCTATGACGTCAAGGATGCGGACGGCACCCTGATCGGCACCATCCGCTTCAACCCCTCTGACATCGGCCTGGCCGGCCGCATGGAGGAAGCCCGCGCCAGGATTGCCGAAATTACGGCCGCGCCCGTGACCGGCCCCGAGGATCTGGTGGAGTGGGACAGGCAGGTGCGCCACTGGTTTGATTACATCTTCGGCACGCCGGTATCGGATGTATTCTTTGCCGGGGTATCCAGCCTGGCTTTCTGCGAGGACGGCAGCCTGGTGGCCGAAGCCGTGTTGGATGCCGTCACCCCGATGCTGACCCAGGCGGTGGAAGCCGCCGCCAAGGCCAGCGCGGCCCGCATTGCCAGGCACGCGGACGCCTACCAGGGCAGCACCGCCGGGCTGGCCCCGGAGCAGCAGTGAGCGGCTGGAAGCTGCCCACCAGCGTAACGGTATGCGGGCAGGAGTTTGCCATCCGCAGCGACTACCGCGCCGTGCTGGATGCCATCTCCGCCCTGCGTGACCCGGAGCTGAGCCCGCAGGAACAGACCCTTGCCTGCCTGGAGATCCTGTACCCGGATTGGAAGCGCCTGCCGGACCTGAGTGCAGCAGCCCAGGCGGCCATGGTGTTTATCAACTGCGGCAAGCCGGTGGAAGCCGCCGTGCCAAAGCCTGCCCTTGTGGACTGGGACACCGACGCCGCCATCATGGCACCGGCAGTGGACAAAGTTCTGGGCTACAGCTGCCGCCGCTGCGCCTACCTGCACTGGTGGGAGTTCATCGGGGCATTTGGCTGCATCGGGGACGGCCAGTTTGCGCAGGTCGTCTCCATCCGCAATAAGCGCCTGCACGGCAAAAAGCTGGACAAAGCCGAGCAGGAATTTGTGCGCAATAATCCCGACCTGGTCACCCTGCCCAAACACAAGCTGACCAGCGCGGAAGAAGAATTTTTCAAAAGTCTGGGGGTGTAGTTCTTGGCCGATGGGTCGATCATTCTGGATACCAGAATCAACAATAAAGGCGCCTATGCCGAGCTGAAAGAGCTGCAGGCCAAGGCCAAGAGCACCGCCCAGCAGGTTGCTGCGCTGGACAAGCAACTGGCGCAGGCAGGTGCCAAGCATACCAGCCTGGGCGATGATCTCAAGCGTGCCCGGCAGGAAACCGCCGAAACCGCGCGCGAACTGCAAAAATTAAACACTACCATGGACTTGCAGCACCAAAAGAATGGGCTGGATTTCTCCCCTGCTGACGTTAAACGCAGTGATAAGCTGCGGGCCACGTTGGATCAGCAGCAGCAAAAAATTGGCGCGATGTCCAAGGAATATCGTGACCAGGTTCCCATGCTTGAAAAGCTACAAGAAGAGCACGATGCCCTTTTGCAGCAAATGGATACCGAAAACCTAGCGGTTGAGCATCAATCCCGGCGCATTGAATCCCTGTTAGGCCGACAAATTGCCGCATCGCGCGCAGTTCAGGGCGTAAAAAACGCCGTTCGTCTTTCGGCTGCAGCGATTCAACAGCCCTTCAAAGCAATTCAGGCCAGGTTGTCCGCCATGACAAAGGGCCTGGGGCGGTTTTCCCGCCGCATTACCGGCCTTGCTTCCAGTGCGCTAATTTTTAACTTGCTCTCGTCTGGTCTGCGCCAGATGACCAACTACATGGGTACTGCCCTGCTTTCCAGCACGTCCCTGCGGCAGGCCCTTGGCAACCTGCAAGGTGCTGCGGCTACTGCTGCCGCACCGTTAATTCAAGTTCTGACCCCTGCTCTGACCGCGCTGGCCAATGCAGCGGCAACTGTATTTGCCTACCTTGCAAAGCTGGTGGCGTTCCTGACCGGCAAGACGGTATCCTCCGCCAAGGCCGCGGCCAAGGGCATGAGCGGAACATCCAAGGCAGCGAAAGATGCTGCAAAGAGCCTGGCCGGGTTTGATGAAATCGAACGGTTAGATGCCAAGACAGGGAGCAGCGGCGGCAGTTCGGGCGCCAGCAGCATCACCCCCAACTATAACTTTGACGCAAAAAGCCCGTTCCTGGATTCCGTGCTGGCCGCCATCGAGGCAGGCGAATGGAACCAGGTCGGGCAGCTTTTCGCCCAAAAGCTGAATGAAGCCATGGCGGCGATCCCCTGGCCGGATATCCAGGACAAGGCCCAGACCTGGGCCGCAAACATTGCGGATACCCTCAACGGCTTTATCGCCCGGCTGGACTGGCGGCTGGTTGGTTCTACCCTGGCACAGGGGCTTAACACGGCACTGATCTTTGCGGACACCTTAGTGCAGGGTATCCACTGGGACACCCTGGGCAATGGCATCGGCAATGGGATGAACCAGTGCGTGAAAGAACTGGACTGGGAAGCCCTTGGCCGCTTGATGATTGCCAAGTGGAAGATCGTCTTCGAGACGCTGCACGGTTTCATTCAGACCTTTGACTTTGGGGCATTAGGGGACGCCTTTGCCCGTGCTACCATGGCCGCCATCAATAATATTGACTGGCCCCAGGCTGCCGCAGACCTTGTATCCGGTGCGGCGGGGCTGCTGGAATCTCTGGCACACTGGATCGATGGGCTGGATTGGCAGCAGATTGGCAGCACGATTGCCGAATGCATTACCAATATCGACTATGCAGAACTTGCACAGGCGATTCTGGATTTGCTGTCCGCCGCCGTCACGGGGCTGGCAGATGGGCTTTCAGCCCTTGCTGGGCATCTTGTCGGTGATTTTATTCAGGGTGTAAAGCAATGGTTTGATGACGTCCAGACCCAGGCAGCGGTTGCCGGATACGGTGACGACGTTGCTCAGTACCTGTTCGATGGTTTTATCGACGGCCTGGAAGCACTCTGGAACGGCATCGGGCAGTGGATCTATGATCACATTTTCACGCCGTTCAAAAACGGTATTTGCGAAGCATTCGGCATCCACTCCCCCAGCACCGAAGCCAAATCCTGGGGTTCCTACATCTCGCAGGGACTTCTGGACGGTCTGGCCAGCAAGTGGGAGAACATCACCGGCTGGCTGCGTGACCTCAAGCAGAATTTTGTAGACGCATGGGATAACATCCGCGCTAAAACTACTGAGACATTCAAATCCCTTGGGCAGACGATTTCTGACATCTGGAACGGCATCACCAGTACCATCAAGACCGCCGTCAATGGCATCATCGGCTTCATCAATCGGATGATCTCCGCCGTTGTCACCGGCATCAATGCGGTCATCAACGCGCTGAACGGGTTGTCGTTCGACCTGCCGGACATATTCGGCGGCGGGCATGTCGGGTTTAATATCAGCACCCTGACCGCCCCGCAGATCCCCTACCTGGCGCAGGGCGCGGTCATCCCGGCCAACCGGGAGTTTCTGGCCGTGCTGGGCGACCAGAACCACGGCACCAACGTGGAAGCCCCGCTGGATACCATCAAGCAGGCTGTGGCCGAAGTCATGGAAGATTTGCAGGCAGGCCAGATGGCGGGCTTTGAAGCCGTGGTTTCCGTGCTGCGGGAGATCCTCTCCGCCGTGTACGGCATTGAGCTGACCGACGAGGACGTAGGCCACGCCGTACAGCGCTGGCAGCGCAAACAGCTGACTGCCACAGGAGGTGTGTAACGTGACCCTGACCAATCTGTTCCAGATCGATGGCAAATCCCTGTACGCACCGGACTGCGACATTGAACCGAGCTATTCCGACCTGGATTCCAGCGATTCCGGGCGCGACGAAGCCGGGTACATGCACCGCGAAGTGGTGCGGGAAAAGGTTGCCACCTGGCCCATCGCCTACAGCTGCCTGACGGATGACGAGTACAAGTACACCATCGGGTTATTCGCTGGCAAGGCAACCTTCCAGTTCACCCACCCAAAAGCCGGATCTTCCACCGAGACCGAAACCACCACCTGCTACTGCAGCAAATACGGCATCGCCTGGCACAATGCCAAGACGAAACAGTGGAAGAATTTGAAGTTCAATATTATCGAATGCTGACCGGAGGTGAAGCATGTACTACTCCGTTTTGCTGCTGCCAAACGGCACTGAGCTGAAAGGCGGAGAGGCTGGCAGCACCCTTAAAGCTCTTACCCTGCACACTGCGGTGAACGCCGGGCAGGAGTTCACCATCGGCTCTGCGTTTTCGGACTACATCGAAGCCGAAATCTGGGCGGACCCGGGCGGCAGCCTGCAAATTACTGCCGGGGACGCCCTGACCTACTACCGGCAGGACGATGCCGGGAACCGCACCAAGGTGGGCGTTTTCTATGCTGAAAAGCCCACCCGCACCAAGCGCAACAGCTACAAGGTCACGGCCTATGACACCATGTCCAAGCTGGATGCAGACTTTTCCGGCTGGCTGCACGCCAATCAGGCACAGTTCCCCAAAACTATCTGGCAGCTGGTACAGCTGGCCTGCCAGCGGGCAGGGGTTACGCTGGCCAGCAGCAGCCTGCCCATCAATGGCAGCTACAGCGTGCAGGCGTTCTACGCGGACGACCTGACCTGCCGCCAGATCATCTCCTGGGCGGCGGAAGCGGCAGGCTGCTACGCCCACATGAATGCAGGCGGCAAGCTGCAATTCTTGACCTACACAGACAAGCGCAGCACTGTTAAAATCACCCCGGACGGAGCCAGCAACAGCACCGCCTATTATGCTGACAGCCTGAGCTACGAGGACTACACGGTCAAGGCCATTGAAAAAGTCCAGATCCGGCAGTCGGACAGTGACGTGGGGGTCATCTACCCCGACAGCACCACTGCCACTAACACCTATGCCGTGCAGGGCAACCTGCTGCTGACAACCGGCACCGAAGCCAACCTGAAAACCGTTGCCCAGAACCTGTACAACGTGCTAAAAAACGTGACCTACACCCCCTGCAAAGTATCGGTGCCCAGCAGCTCCGGCCTTGCCTGCGGGCAGATCGTGCACGTTAAGGACGCACGCGGGCGGGAGTTCGACACCTACCTGATGAGCGCCACAATCTCCTCCGGCAAAGCCAGCTTTGAGAGCGTGGGCAGTGCCAGCCGGGAAAGTTCCAGCGCCGTGAACAGCCAGAGCTACAAGAACCTGACCGGCAAGATGCTGGAGATCAAGACCAGCGTGGACGGCCTGGAAGTAAAGGCCAGCGACCTGACCGGCAAGTACACCGACCTGAAAGCAACGGTGGACGGGCTTTCCTCTGAGGTGAAAAAAGACACCAAAATCACCGGCGGCGGCAACCTGATCCTGGGCAGTGAGAGCTTCAAGAACGCTGAACTGAAAGGCAATACCGGCGACGGCAGTTCTATTACCTATGAACTAACCGGCGGGGCGACCATGGCCAACACCAACTCCAACCGATATTTTCGCTGGACAACGGTGGGTGCGTATGTGGCAAAAGGCGTGACATTGTGCCTGTCTGTTATGTACAAACCCGTTTCTGGTGCGGATGAGTTCTGTATGGAAATCGCTTACACGGCGGGGTACTCCACCAGCCAGAGCTGGGCAACCATTAAGCCAACTGATCAGCTGGAGATTGAGCAGACGGACGGCTGGGTACTGCGGTATGGCCTGTGGACGCCGCCGGACAACGCCACCTTAAAGCTGGTGGATATGGGCAGTGGTACCACCCACGCTGGTACCGGCAACTACACCAACAAGTTTTCGCTGCTGCACCCCATGCTGCAATACGGCAACGCGCCGACCGCGTGGAATGCCAGCAGCGGCGACTACCTGACGCAGGAAAGCGCAAAAAGCTTATTTTCGCAGACCGCTGACGAGATCAAAACCGAGGTCACCAAGTCAGTGACCGAAACGGTGACGGCCAACGTGAAGGATACCGCCACCAGCGCTGCCAATGATGCCGTTGACAGCAAGCTGAAGGACTACGCCACCACAGCAACGGTGAACAGCCTGAAAGAAGATGTCTCCAGCATCAGCCAAAAGGCCGACAGCATCAGCACCAAAGTCAGCAGCCTGGAAGAAACCACCACGACCATTTCGGATGACCTTGACAGCACGAAGCAAGAGTTCAAGACCGTTAAAGAATCCGTTTCTGCGATTGAGCAGAAAGCCGACAGCATTACCCAGACGGTAACGCAGCGGATCACCGGCGGCAACAATATTATTGTGGGCACCGACGACTGGAACAATGCGACCCTGGATGCAGGCGGCAATGACCTGAGAAAAAAAGGGACATACACGATCAGCGGTGAATCCGTCCGAGTGACCAATAGGGCGCAGAACACTCGCTTCCACTTTGGCGCGGACAAAACGCTGGTGATTGCCAAGGGCATGACCTATTGCGCCAGCGTACTGTACAAGCTCAACTCTGGCACGGACAGCCTGTTTTTGCAGTTCGAGACCAAGAACAGCAGCGGCGCAAAAAGTTATTACGGCAATGCATTCAAAAATGCAAAGCAGGACATTGAGCTGGACAACGGCTGGAAGCTGCGCTGGGCGGCGTTCACGGCGACCGCGGACGGCTATGCAGACGGTCTGTTTGTAAGCACAGCCAACGATAACGCCACCGTTACCAACGATCTGACCATCATGCACCCCATGGTGCAGATGGGCAACGCCCCCACTGCCTGGACGGCCAGCACCGGCGACTATCTGACCGCCAACGAAACCAAAACCGAGATCAAGCAGACGGTGGGCGAAATTAAGTTGACGGCCAGCACAAGCGGAACCAGCAGCACCATCAAGCTGACGGCAGGCGGAACAGAGATCACCAGCGCACAGATCAACCTATCCGGCGTTGTGACATTTTCGGATTTGAGTACCTGGAACCAGGACAAGACCATTATCAACGGCGGAAACATTACCACCGGGCAGCTGCATAACCTCAACTACACCACCGTGTACGACCTGGACAACGCCTGGATACGTATGGGCACCGAGGCCGGTGAGCGTGTATTTTTGGACAACCGGCACATCGCATGGTATGCCACCATCAACACCGGCAGCATCGGCCTGACCGGCGTGCTGTACTCAGAGGCGGGCAGCAGCTACATCGGCGCGTGCAGCAAGTACGCCAAGTACGGCTGGGTTGACGGCCTTAACCCGACATCTTACGTTGGGATGCAGATCACCTACAACCGAAGCGATGACAGCGATGCCGATTTTAATACTACAAGAGTTGGCGTTTCCGGCAAGCTGAATGTACATAACCTGGACGTTTGGGGCGAGAAATCCCGTGTGGTGCCTACCAGCTTCGGCGCGTTGAAAATGGCCGCGTTTGAAACCCCTACTCCGACCTTTGCCGATTGGGGAAGGGGCCAGTGCGGCCCCGAAGGCTGGTGCCTGATTGCCCTTGACCCACGCTATGCGGAGACCATCGCCCAGTACGGGCAGCCCGCCTGGCTGCTGACTGACCTTGACGGCACCGGCCATTTGTGGGCGGAGGATTGCGGCCAGTACGCCATTGTACACGGCGCACCGAGGCAGCAGTTTGTGTGGCTCTGCATGGCCGCCCAGCGCGGCTATGAGGGCAGCTATGCCGACCGCAGTGACAGCAGCTACCCTGCCGGTGATCCGGCAGGCATTGAGCTGGCCGCCAGCACTGCCGCCCGTGCGCAGGAGGCCGGCACCGATGTCGCAACCGAATTGTTGGAAATAGATACCGGAGCGGACGAAACCGCAGACATTCTTTTGGATGAATCGGAGAGATTAACATGAAGAAATTATCTGGCGTGGCGGTCGTTACGACCGCCGAAGGCGAACGCGTGAGCTACACATACATGGAACTGGACGACAACGGCAACATCACCAGCCAGAACAACAGGGCCTCTTTCGTGGCTCTGGATGAGGATCTGTTGGCCGCCATTGCTACGCTGAAAGCCGCCGTGAACGCGCGGCTGTGACACATAAGGGGGTGCAGACCATGACCGATACCAAACGCATTAAAGATTGCAAACGCAGGATTATTGCTGCCCTGAATGATGCCAAGATCCCGTATGCGGTATCTGAGCTGATTTTAGAGAACGTACTGTCTGCTGTACGTGAAAATATGGCTGCAGAGGAAATGGCAGCGGAGAACCAGCCGAACCAGGAGAAAAACGAATGAAACAGGGAACGCAATTTGCGCTGCCCGTGGAAATCGGGATGGATTTGGACGATGTGAGCCGGATAGAATTTGTATTTAAACAAAAAAATTATAATGGCTTCCCGGCCATTAAATCCAACGTCTGGCCGGATGACTGCACCCGGCAGGAAGGACAGAACATCATCCTTATCCCCTGGACGCGGGAAGAAACGTACAAATTCCTGGGCGGCGAAGCATTGTACATGGACACCCGCATCACGTTGCGGGACAGCACTGACCAGCCGCAGACGGAGATTTTGACGCTCAAAATGAGCCCGACCTTATTCCAGGAGGTTGATGGTGCATGATCCAGGTGCGAGTGGCCCAACAGAGCGCCGTATCAGTGCGCATTGCCGGGGCGGCATCCGTGCGGGTGGACGTGACCGGCACCACAGTGGTGGGTGCGCCGGAGTACAGCGGGCCGTATGACATCACGCCGTTGTTCTCGGCGCAGGTTTTGCCCACCGCAAAGCGACTAATGCAGCAGGACCTAACAATCAAGAAGATACCTCAGTACGAGGTAGCCAACGATTCCAGTGGCTACACACTGATTATAGGAGAGGAGTACTACAATGCCCAATAAATACGTAAACAAGGTTGTTATCGGCAAGGAAACGAAGCTTGACCTTACCGCAGACACCGTAACCCCGGACAAGCTGGCCAAAGGTATCACGGCGCACGACAAGTCCGGCGCCCCCATTACCGGTACCAGCACGAAAGACGCGGATACCAGCGATGCCACCGCAGCTGTGGCGGAGGTTTTGAACGGGAAAACATTCTACGCGCGTGGCGCTAAAATGACCGGCACGATGCCCAACAACGGCGAAGTCAACGGTGAAATCAGCACCGTTTCTGGTAAATACACCATCCCCATGGGCTTTCACGATGGCGCGGGCGGAGTGACTATCGCAGCGACCGAACAGGCCAAGCTGGTGCCCGCAAATATCCGCGAGGGCGTTACGGTCCTGGGCGTGAAAGGCTCTATGAGCGGCAGCGAAGGTATGAAGCCGCAGGCCAAGAGCGTTACGCCGACCTTTGAGCAGCAGGTTGTGCTGCCCGACAAAGCGTATAACTGCCTGTCTCAAGTTACTGTGCAGGCGATCCCGGCCACATACGTTGATAATGCGGCTGGCGGCCAGACGTTGACGATCGGAGGCTGAGCATGGCCGTAAACAAGGTTGTTATCAATGATGAAGTTGTCCTCGACCTGACCGGCGATACGGTGCGGGCTGCCGACCTGCCGAAAGGGGTAATTGCCCACAGTGCCACAGGGGCCAAAGTCACCGGAACCACAAACTATGCCGGTTCCAGCAACGCAGGCGGCTCCGCAACGAGCGCCGAAAAACTAAATAACAGCCTGACCATCAAACTGAACGGAACCAGTCAGGGCGCATGGGACGGCAGCAGCGCAAAAACCATTGACATAACGGCAGCCAGCGTTGGCGCGACAAACGTTACGCTCAGAAGGTGGTGACAGCTGCATGGGTGTGTATTTAGGCAGCAATGCCGTTGATATGCAGGGCGGCTTTGTGACGGGTGGTGCAAGTGGGGCGAGTTTGCAGAGCAAGACCGTAAGCCCCAGTGAGAGCGCACAGACGGTTAAGGCCGACAATGGCTATGATGGTTTGAGCCAGGTTACAGTGAATGCAGTATCAAAAACTTATGTGGGAAGCGGCGTGACGAAAAAAAGTGCTGCGACTTATACGCCGGGAACGAGTGACCAGAGCATTGCATCCGGCCAGTATTTGAATGGAACCCAGACGATTAAGGGTGACAGCAATTTGACTGCGGCCAATATTAAGAGCGGTGTAAAGATTTTTAATGTGACAGGCAGTTATGCCGGGAGCAGCAGTGGCGGAAACACGCCAAACTTGCAGACCAAAACGGTTACGCCCAGCGAGAGCACCCAGACGGTAAGCCCGGACAGCGGATATGACGGACTGAGCAAAGTGACCGTGAATGCGATATCGAGCACTTATATTGGCAGTGATGTGACCAAAAAAAGCGCAGCAACTTACATCCCGAAGACAACCGACCAGAGCATTGCATCTGGGCAATACCTGAGCGGGACACAAACAATCAAGGGCGATGCAAACCTGGTGGCCGGGAACATTAAGAGCGGTGTGAGCATTTTTGGTGTGACAGGTACTTATACCGGCGGCGGGAGTTCCGGCGGCAGTGGCAATAACAATGTAGAGGCTTATGCCGTTACCAGCACCAATCCCAGCGTGAGTTTTAAGACCGCCAGCGGCACCATTAAGATTTGGGGCTATGGCACCATAACCAGTCAAGGCGGCTGGGGCGGCACCACTACAAGCTTGATTGCTTTTGACGGAAATAAGTATTACAAGAGCGCAGTATATGGCAGCCCAAGCAGCACAAGTCTGAGTTTGAGCATCAGCAACGGAAAACTGACGGGACTGCCGAGCGGACTATCCGCAATCAGCGCGATTGTGACGAGAGGTATATGATCATGGCAACTGATACAAAGCTGGACAGTTTGGTGATTAACTATCTATCACAAAGCCAGTACAACAATGCGAAAAGTTCTGGAACGTTGAATGCGAACCAGATTTATATGACACCAGCCTCCTCCAGTACCTATACGCTGCCTGCCGCTACCAGTTCAACCCTGGGCGGGGTGAAAATCGGGAGCAACATCACGGTGAGTTCCGGTACGATCAGCCTGACAAAGGCGAACGTGACAAGTGCTTTGGGGTATACACCGCCGACAACAGATACGAAATATACACTGCCGACAGGTAATGCTTCGACCGCGGGCGGCGTGAAGCTGAGCGATTCGACCAGTTCAACCAGTTCAACCAGTGGTGGGATTGCAGCAACACCGGCGGCGGTGAAGGCGGCCATCGCGGAAGCAAAACTTGCAGCCTGGCCGATTGGCAGCATTTACATGAGCGTAAACAGTACAAGCCCGGCAAATCTATTTGGTGGCACGTGGGAAAGAATATCTGATACTTTCCTGTTTGCTGCTTCCAGCAGTTATCCCGCAGGTAGCACTGGGGGCGAATTCACCCATAAGCTTACACAAAGCGAGCTACCGAATTATTCGCTGTCTGTGACCAACGGAAGCAACGTAATACGCTCCAAAACCGGAAGCTCTGCGGATGCGTATGTCCAAACGCAATCAAGTGGCTGGGGTATTCCGAACTGGGAATCCAAAACCGTAACAGTCGCCTCCGGCGGTTCCGGGGCAGCCCACAACAACATGCCGCCTTATTTATCGGTATGGATATGGAAGAGGACAAAATAAGGAGGATAAAAATGCGGCTGAAGAATGAAGAAGCCCTGCTGCATTGGCCCCTGGCCCAGCACATTATCACCGCAGGTTGGCTCTACAATGACGGCAGCCTGCACCGGGCGCTGGATTTCCGCGCAGCGGTGGGCACGCCAGTGTACGCTGCGGAGGCCGGCACGGTTGCAATCGCGTACCACTGGAATGGCAAGCGCACCAGCGGCGATACAAACAGCTATGGCAACATGGTCAAGCTGAAACACGCTACATACAAGTATGGTACGCTCGAAACGCTGTACGCACATCTTAATAAGATTGTTGTCAAGCAAGGTCAGCAGGTGCAGGAGGGTCAGCTGATCGGCTACAGCGGCGATACCGGCAACTGCTATGGAGCACACCTGCATTTTGAAGTGCGCTGGAAAGGCCAGCGTACCAACCCGCTGAACTGGCTGGATGCTGATTTCAGCACGGCCAGCAGTGCGGTCAAGCTGGGCAGTTACAGCAGCATACAACACACAGAGGAAGTGAAGCGCATGTATTATGCAATCGACGTATCGAAACACCAAAACAAATTTGATTGGCAGGCAGCCTACAGCAAGGGCATCCGCCACGCCATGCTGCGCGCCGGGTATGGCCGTTACAGCAGCCAGGTTGACCCGCAGTTTGAGCGCAACGCAGCGGAATGCGCCCGCCTGGGTATCCAGTACGGCGTGTACTGGTACAGTTATGCAAGCACCCCGGAGGAGGCACGCCAGGAGGCCCGCTGCTGCCTGGCCGCGATCAAGGACAAGCACCTGTGCCTGCCGGTGGCCTATGACATTGAGTATGAGCCGTGCATTTTGCGGCTGACCAACGCTCAGCGCACCGCGCTGGTGGAAGCGTTCCTTGGCGAAATCGAGGCGGCGGGGTATTACGGCATCCTGTATGCTAGCTGCAATTTTATTCGCAACCGCCTGGACTACAAGGCGCTGTCCAAATACGATATCTGGGTTGCCCAGTATGGCAGCACATGCACCTGCCCCCTGCCGTATGGCATCTGGCAGTACAGCAGCCGCAACGCTCTGGGCGTGCCCGGCTACGGCACCAGCCTGGATTGCAACAGGGTATACAAGGACTATGAGCAGCTGATGATCCAGGCAGGCTTGCAGGGCCACACCGCGCCCACCCCGGAGGACACCACCCCCAACAAGCTGGACAAGCAGCGTATTACCATTGGCCGTATCTCCAGCGGCGACCGCGCAACCATTCGCGCCCTGTGCGAGGGGCTGGGGCTTATCTCCGCCGGCCTATACCGCGAAACCTGTGCAGATGGCAACCAGTGGATGCTGGACGTTGGGCCGGTATCCAGCGGCGACGCCTGGTACATCATGCGCAAGTGTGCAGAGCTGCAGCTGATTGATGCAGGGCTGTACAAGGCCGAATATGTGGAGGAGTGATTTGGTGGATGCTATTGTTGTTGCGCTGATTACTGGCGGGTTGAGCCTTATCGGCGTTATTATTACCAATCTTGCCGGGCAGCGGCGCACAGAGCAGAGGATGGCCACCGCGCAAGCCGTGACCGATACAAAAATTGAAGAGCTGACCCGTGAAGTCCGTGCCCACAATAATTTTGCCCAACGTGTACCGGTGCTGGAAGAACAAATCAAGGTTGCAAACCACCGCATCACCGATCTCGAGAACAAAACCGCTTGAACACGAATACATAGGAGGAAAAACTCATGGATTTTGCATCTTTTGGTATGGCAGGGGTGGCGGCGATTACGGTTATCTGCTACCTGGCGGCAACAGCGGTCAAACAAACGCCGCTTGCTAACAAATGGCTGCCGTCCATCTGCGGCGCCCTTGGCGGCCTGCTGGGGGTGGCCG